TATAGAGGTATAACATATTATAAGGAGATTAATTGATATTATTTAAATTCACAGTCAGTGTGTGTTTATTTATAGAACAAAACTTTTTAAATCTATATATTAATTCACTGACACATGAAAGAGATATTTTCATTTCACAACATACTATTGACAGGGTAGCCTGGACGTAGTAGACTGACCTTATACTATAAAGTTCTTTCTTATGAAGCAAACTTATCAAATGTATTTCGGAAGGAGTACACCTAACGGTAAATACGTTACAGATGACGTCTGGGAGAGCTTCAGAGATGTCTTAAGTATGACTTTCGCAGGTTATACAGTTCAAGATGTTCAGGGGGCTTGGAAGGGCGTACAAGAGGATACTAAGTTAGTTACTGTTACTACTAAGTATAGAGATAAAGTAGAAGATGTATGTCAAGCATATATCAATATATTTAATCAGGATGCTGTTGGATTACAAGTTAGTGAACCAATGTCATTTGTTACTAAGCAATCGGAGATTTATTAATGGCTGTTGCATATTATCTATTAAAAGATACTGAGCATGATCCTTTAGTAACTATCAGTGATATGGCTGAAGATTTAGAATTATCTACTCATTTAGAATGTATAGATTATATCTATTATTTAAATGAACATCATGAAGATTATGATCCACATCACATTAATATTAGTGATACCTTTAATTAAACAATGAAAAAAGGACCGAAATACTATCAGAGAGGTTCTACAGATGTATGGGATTTCATTCGAGAGCAAAAACTTAATTTTCATCTTGGTAATGCTATCAAATACATTTGTAGAGCTGGTTATAAAGATAGTAAGATTGAAGATTTAGAAAAAGCAATCCATTATTTAGAAAACGAACTTCACAATGAAAAAAACATTCATCTCAGAGCAAGCCAAAGAGTTCCGTAGGAAATATAACATACAGAATTCTAGAGTTGTAGGTACGAGATCCTATCAGAAGAATCTGATTGTTGAAGAGTTTAAAGAGTTTTTAGAAGCTGAAGCTTTATTATTTAGACATAATAATAGTTTACATGCTGAAGCTTTAAAAGAACTAGCAGATCTTGTTTATGTATGTTATCAGTATGCAGAGAATATGGGATGGTTATTAGATGAAGCTTTAGATAGAGTTCATCAAAGTAATTTATCTAAATTAGGTCCAGATGGTAAACCATTGTATAGAGAAGATGGTAAGGTCTTAAAGGGACCAAGTTATCAACCACCTGATCTATCTGATATTATTTAATCACATTTTAATTTATTCACAGTCAAATGAAGTACGTTGCAACTTTAGAATCAGAGGGAAGCCTTTGGGATGAAGTCTTTGAATTAGATGAATTTGATGATATGTTAGCAGCGTATCAAGCTGAGAGCATAGCAGAACTATCTGATTCAGTAGTTTTCGATGTTAATCGAATAGAGGATGAAAGTTTCTTAGGCTTGGAGGGCTATAAATAATGAAGAAAAAGAAATACTTTCCTCATAACTGGAAAGCTATAAAAAATACACCATCAAAATACTTTAGACATCCTGATGGTGATATAACTTTTGAAGATTTTATGGATTGGAGAGTAGGAGGTTGGGAAATACCATCATCTATTGATTGTATTATCCGTGAAGAAGACATAAAAACAGGTAAAATTAAAGAATACATTTATGAGCGACCAGCATGTGCTCAGAAACGTATAGATAAAATTGTAAATGATCAAAGTAGTCGATTCACTATATGCTGTGATGCTTATGTTGAAACATTACTTCCAATAAATAAATCTAATGACAAATCAGACAAGAAATCTTGATGATGTCTATACCTATCAAAAACAAGCGCTAGATATTTTAGATATGCGTTTTAAAGGTAAAGAAGATCACCCAAATTATTTAGAATTACGTCAACTCTTACAAGAACAAGTGAATGACGAACTTGAAACCTACTATTGCCCAGATTAATGAGCAGGAAGCATTAGAAAAAGAAGCGATTAGTCAAGGATTAAAACGCTTAAGAGATCAAACGATCAAATTAGAGAATCAAAGTTATGCATCTGCTAGTATATATGGTATCAGTAGTCTAGACTCATTACTACCAGTTATAGTTGACCGTATTGATAATACTAAATTAAAAATACATAAAGGTACTTTTGGTAAAACATTTAAAGAGATACATACTTATTTATCTTCTTTAGATTCAGAGTCAGCGGCAGTTATTTCTTGTAAGATTACATTTGATAAAGTGTTTTCTTATAAAGATGGTAGTAACATAGCAGTTAATGTATGTCAAGCAATAGGAAAGGGTATAGAAGATGAGTGTCAAATGAGACATTTTGAAAGGAATGCTCCTGGATTATTACATAAGTTAAAGGAAAGTTACTGGCATCAATCATGTGGGACTCATCAAAAGATAGTAGTTATAAAAACTTTAATGAATCGATACAATGTCAAATCCTGGACACCTTGGAATAATTCTGTTAGAATTAAACTTGGTGGTTGGTTATTAGATTGTGTATCAGAGTCCAGTCAATGGTTCCAGAAACAAACAATTAGAGAAGGTCGCAAGACCATTGTCTATATTGTTCCTACTGCTGAGTTTCTGGATATTAAAGATGATATAATGGCTAATGCAGAGCTATTCAGCCCTTTAGCTTGGCCAATGTTAGTGCCTCCAAAGGATTGGAGTAATGAAAACCCTGGAGGTTACTTATTAAATGAGGTTATGAAGGGTCATGATTTAGTCCGCCGTTCTGGTGTTGCACTTATACAGGGAGAAATACCACTGGCTTTTCTTAATAAGATCCAAAAGGTAGCATACCGCTTAAATCCTTTTATTGTTAACGTCGCTGAAACCTTAGAAAAGCAGGAAATTAGTGTCGGTAAATTCCTCCCGATTATTCATTACGATCTGCCACCTAAACCATATGATATTGCAGATAATAAGGACTCTAGGAAAGCTTATCGTAGAGCCGCTGCAGAAGTGATGAATAAGAGAGCAGCAGAGTTCAAGAGATCCTGCCGCACACGCATGACAATGGAAGCAGTTCGTAGATTTAAATATCGCGAACGGTATTATATACCATGGAATTTCGATTATAGAGGTAGAGCTTATCCAATACCTGCTTTTTTAACACCGCAGGACACTGACTTCGGTAAATCACTTTTAAATTTTGCTGATGAAACATACATCTCTATTCAAGGATGTGAGTGGATAGCTTTTCAGTGTGCTACTACTTATGGATTAGATAAAGCCACTATAGAAGAAAGGATAGAATGGGTAAAGAATAATATACCGTTGATTACCAGAGTAGCTGAAGATCCAATAGGAAATATAGGTGACTGGGAAGCAGCGGATGAGCCTTGGCAATTTCTAGCTTCGTGTGAAGAATATTATTCTGTAGTAATTAAACAGATTAGAAATACTACACGACTACCAATAGCCACTGATGCTACGTGTAGTGGCCTCCAGATCCTTGCTGCATTAGCGAGAGACCAAGGAACAGCACGCCTCGTCAACGTGTTGCCTTCTGATAGGCCACAAGACGCTTATAAGGTAGTAGCTGAAGCTGCTAAACCTTACATACCTAAAGCACTACACCCTGTATGGGATAGAAAGACAGTTAAAAGAAGTGTCATGACTATACCGTATAATGCTAAACCTTATTCTAATAGGTCTTATATTAGAGACGCTTTAAAGGAAAAAGGTGTCGATGTAAGTAAGGAAGATTTAACAGTTACAGTGAAAGCTGTAAGAGATGCTATGCATAAAGTAGTACCTGGTCCTATGGCTGTTATGTCTTGGATCGAAGAGGAAGTCTCTAAAGCTATTAAAAGGGGAGCTAGGAAATTGGAATGGGTTACACCATCTGGTTTTGTAGTTACTCAAAAGATAATGAAAAGAGATAAACCAACTAGAGTTAAGTTACAACTATTAGGTACTACTTTTCTTAATTTAAATAAATGGACTAATGAAGCAGATTTAAACAGGCATAAAGCTGCTACAGCACCCAATCTGATTCATAGTCTTGATGCAAGTCTATTACATCTCAGCATTCAACGCTTTAACCATCCCATAGGCTTGATCCATGACAGCGTTCTCGCACGAGCAGTTGACATGGACGAATTATCTGCTATAATAAGGGAAACGTACATGCACATGTTTGCTGAGCGTGATTACTTAACTGATTTTGCACATCAAATTAGTGCTGAAACTGAACCACCGATTATTGGTGACCTTAAACCGGAAGCTGTAATTGGATCAACTTATTTTTTCTGTTAAACATGATTAGAAGTGAGTTTTTAGAATACTTCTTCGCACCAACACAGATTATTGTTGTGTCTGAAGAAAGACTAAAACGTAAAGAAATCGAATTAAAAGAACGACAACTACAAGTTGTTGAAAACAGATTAGCTGAATTAACTGAGTATAAGAAGTCAATTCAAGAAGAGTTAAAAGCTCTATCACCTAATAAAGATGAGGCTACTTGTGATGTCTAGTAAGAATGTACATGTTACAGACGAAGTTACTTTAGAAGGGTTTCAAGCTATCCTAGAACCAGGTAAGTTTGGATACTCTCTATCTGCTGTAGTTAATCAAGAACTCATTGATACTTTAGAAGCTGAAAGGATTGAAGTATTGAAATGGGCTGAGTCTAAATTAAAGAACCCTCGCCGTTCTACTAAAAAACCAACTCCATGGGAAGAAGTTGCAGAGGGTAAATATAAAATTAAATTCTCATGGAGTGAAGATAGACGTCCTCCTGTAGTAGATACAGAAGGTACACCAGTAACCGATACAAAAACACCGCTTTATGGAGGATCTACAGTTAAGCTTGGTTTCTTTCAGAAGCCTTACATTCTCAAGGATGGAGTTACCTATGGAAGTTCTCTTAAGTTGGTTGGTGTTCAAGTTGTCTCAGTAAATTCTGAAGCTGGTATTAACAGTGATGAATTGAATCTTGAGCAAGTAGCTACTCTGTTTGGAGAAACGAAAGGTTTTAAAGCATCAGAAGCTCCTACTACAGAAGTAACTAATGAAGCAGAAGAAGAAGACGAAGACGAAGACTTCTAAGTTTAGGTCAGGTCTTGAAGAACAGATAGCAAAACTACTTGATACACTTAGTATATCTTATGAATACGAGTCCAAAAAACTCACTTATACTATCAGCCATAGTTATACTCCCGATTTTATTTTGCCTAACCATGTCTACTTGGAAGCAAAAGGATACTGGTCAGCACCAGACAGGAGGAAACTACTTGCTGTTAAAAGAGATAACCCTGATATAGATTTAAGGATGATCTTCCAAGCTCCTTATAATCGAATATCTAAAAAATCTAAAACAACATATGCCCAATGGTGTGAAAAACATTGCATACCATGGACAACTTGGAAGGATATACCACTAGAATGGCTGATTTAAAAAGTTTTTATTAAACAATGGACCAGTCTGAATTTGTGGCACATGAACCGTGTAATAATTGTGGCTCTTCAGATGCTAATTCAGTTTACTCTGATGGCCACAAGTTCTGTTTTGTGTGTCATACTTATACACCCGCAGAGGGTATAAATCTTAATTCACAGTCAAAAAGGATGAACAAAAATGTTAAGTTCAAAGGAGAAGCTGAAGCATTGCTCAGACGAAGAATTTCTGAGAAGACTTGTAGTTACTTCAGGATTTACCGAGACGGATCTACTTTACGGTTTCCATACTTTACACAAGATGGAATCATTGCTGGATTCAAGATAAAAAATAAAAAGAAAGAATTTTACTATGAAGGAGTTTCCACTGATACGTTATTCGGTCAGCATTTGTTTCCTAGTACTGGTAAACGTATTGTTGTTACTGAAGGTGAATTAGACGCTGCTAGCTGTTACGAAGCTATGCCAGGTTGGCCTATGGTTTCTTTACCTCACGGAGCTGTATCTGCTAAGAAAGATCTTCAAAAACAAATTCCGTTATTCCAAGGGTACGAAGAAATTGTATTATTTTTCGATAACGATGATCCAGGCCGTAAGGCGGCGCAGGAAGCGGCTAGCATCTTACCACCTGGCAAGGTCAAGATCGCTCGCCTCGAGTCCTACAAGGATGCGTCAGAGGCGTTACAGGCTAATGACACTGAAACGTTACGAAAGGCTATTTGGGACGCTAAGCCTTACCGACCTGATGGGATTATTGAGGGAAAAGCGCTCCTTTCATTAATTAGACAACCTACACCTCCAGCTGACCATGATTACCCATTTAAAGGATTGCAAGATAAACTGCACGGTATCCGATATAGAGAGCTTACAACGATTACTAGTGGATCTGGTCAGGGAAAATCCACATTCTGTAGGCAGCTTGCAACTCACCTTTTACAGCAAGGGGTACGGGTCGGCTACTTGGCACTTGAGGAGTCAAATAGAAGAACCGCACTCGGATTAATGAGTACCCATTTGGGTAAAGCTTTTCACATAGGAGTACATGAAGAACAAGAACTCATTGACGCCTTTTCAAATACTCTTGCCAATTGGAATCTCTATCTTTTTGATGGGTTTGGAAGTTTTGATCCAGATATCATCTATAATAGAATTGAATACTTGGCAACCGGATTGGAGTGCCGTGTTATATTCTTAGATCATTTAAGTATATTATTAAGTGGTCTTGAAGGAGATGAGCGCAGAATGTTAGACCAAACTATGACTCGATTAAGGTCATTAGTTGAACGTACTGGTATCTCATTATTCCTAGTATCACATTTAAGGAGATCAAATAATGATAGGACTTCGCACGAAGAGGGAGGAAAAGTGTCCCTCAGTCAGCTTAGGGGATCTGCGGGCATTGCTCAATTATCAGATCAAGTTATTGCCATCGAAAGAGATCAGCAGTCCACAACTGAACGAGATATTGCAACTTTGCGAATCGTTAAGAATCGTTACTCTGGCGAAACTGGCTTCGCAGGGAAGATAAGATTTAATTTAGAAACTTCGCAGTTTACTGATTATGAAATTGAGAGAGAACACGACTTCAACCCGTCCACGGATTTTTGACGGAGGATATGAACATCCATGGTATGAATATCAAAAACAAGAATTAATTAAACCTAACCCACCTACTAAAGAAGCAGTTGAAAAGTCTAGATTTATCGACAAAACATACAGATGGAACGGTAGTGATGGATCTGGAAGCAGACGGTCTGCTTCTTGATGCTACTACAATACATTGCATAGTACTTTATTGGGTTGAAAGCGATAGAACAGAAGTATATAATGATGAACCTTATGCTCCTAATTCTAAGTTTTTACCGATGGCTAGTGGACGTTCTATTACGTCGGCTATCACTGAGCTTGAGTTGGCTCAAACTATTATTGGGCATAACATTGTGGGGTACGATTTACCTCTTATTAAGCGCCTCTATCCGTACTTTAATCCAGCTGGGGATGTCATTGATACTCTTATATTGTCTAGGTTATACCATCCTAATAGGTTGGAATTAGATAGAAAACGCTGGAAAGATATGCCTAGTAATTTAAAAGGAAAGCATTCTCTAGAGGCATACGGATACAGATTAAATGAACACAAAGGGAACTTTGGAAAACAAACTGATTGGAAAGTATGGTCTCAAGAAATGCAAGATTATTGTATACAAGACGTTGTTGTTACTAAGAAATTATGCAACCATTTTCACCCTTACCTGAGTGGGTCAAATTAGAACACAAAGTAGCGCAAATACTAACCGAACAAGAAATTTATGGATGGAGATTTGATGAAAGCTCTTCATGGAAACTTGAACAAGCTCTCAGAAAAGAATATGAACAAACTGTTGAAATACTTCGAGGGAAGTACTCTTTCGTTGCAGGACCAGTGTTCACTCCTAAGCGAGATAACAGGACACGAGGGTACGTACAAGGATGCTCATTTACCAGATTAAAACAATTAAACCCTACTAGTAGAGATCACATAGCATGGATTCTTCAAACACACTGTGGCTGGACGCCAAAATTAATGACCTCTACAGGGAAGCCTGTAATAGACGAGACAGTGTTGAAGGATATTGGGACGGATACTGCTCTCCAATTTCTGACACTGCTGGAGATTACAAAAAAGTTAGGGATGATATCAGAAGGCGTGAACGCATGGCAGAAGCTATGTACGAAGTCTAGGATTCATCATCACTGTTCAACATCTACAGTAACTTTTCGTTGCTCACATAGGAAACCAAATTTAGCACAAGTACCAAGTGATGAAAGATTTAGGAAACTTTTTACGGCATCCACTGACATGGTTATGTGCGGTGCTGACCTTAGCGGGATTGAGTTACGCTTACTATCCCACTATCTTGCGAGGTATGATGGAGGGCGTTATAAGGAGATCCTTATCAACGGAGACATTCACCAAACAAATGCCGATAAAATTGGAGTCAGTAGAAGGCAAGTCAAAACAATTTCTTACGCCTTCCTTTACGGGGCAGGAGATACTAGATTAGGACATGCTTATGACAAACAATTATCAGATAAGAAAGCGTCTAAGAAGGGCAGAGAGATTCGTGAAGCTTATATTAATGCCATTCCTGGTCTTAAAGAGCTGCTGGAAGCAGTACACAAAGCTAGTGAGAGGGGTTATGTATTGGGACTGGACCACCGTCACATCTTGTGTGACTCGAGGCACAGGTCACTTAACTACCTCTTACAGGGATCTGCAGCGATCATCGCCAAAAGATGGATGGTATTAACCCATGAAAATTTACCACCTACTGCTAGACAACTTGCATTCGTTCATGATGAACTACAATTTGAATGCGAAGAGAAGGACGTTGAAGACCTCAAGTTCTTACTTGAGTTATCAGCAGTTCAAGCAGGGGAATACTATAGATTAAGATGTCCAATAGCAGCTGAATCAAAGTCAGGTGCAACCTGGGCAGACGTACATTAAACCACCTATGGAACTATTAATTGATGCAGATTACATTGTATATAAAGCGTGTGCTGCAACCGAAACTGAAATTGATTTTAGTGATGATGTTATTCTTGTCACCTCTAATTTTAGTGATGCATACACAGCAGTTGAAAGAGAACTTACCAAGCTTAAAGACAAATTTGAGCCATTCTCTGATATAATACTTTTCTTTTCTGATAGTGTAAATTTTAGAAAAGAAGTATTAGATAGCTATAAAGGCCACAGGAATAGAAAGAAACCCTGTGGATATAAAAGAGTTATAAATAAATTAAAAGAGAATTATAGGACAGTTATTAAACCGTCACTAGAAGCAGATGATGCATTAGGTATATATGCTACTGATAATCCTGGAAATATTATTATATCTCCAGATAAAGATATGAAACAAATACCAGGAACACTATATAATTTAGATGAAGTATTCACAGTCAGCCCTGAAGACGGAGCTAAATGGCACTTAATACAGACCTGTTCTGGTGACCAAACTGATGGCTATGGTGGTATACCAGGTATCGGAGTTAAACGGGCTGAAGCTTTATTTAAAAAGAAAGGTTGTTCTTGGAAAACAGTTATCGAAGCATTTAAAGAAAAAGGATTATCTGAAGATGATGCTTTAATTAATGCTAGATTAGCTCGTATTTTAACGAATAAAGATTATGACAGCAAAACACAAAGAGTCAAACTTTGGACTCCCGCCACCAGTTACGAAGTTAACGATGGAGCAAGAGTTTAAAATGAAAGTAATTGAAAATAGACTCAGAGACACATATAATACCAATAAAGAAGACATAATAACTGTTTTCTTGGCATTACAGAAGCAGAATTTTGTCTTAGGAAATTCTTTGAAAAATTTAATCGAACATATAGTAGTTATTTAAAAATGACAGCAGAACTAATCGCCCGCACTGGTCGGGTCCAACAATGGTTGGATAACCCAGAATCTAGACTTCCAGTGAGTTGTACTGTTTTTGTTACAGAAGACTCCATGGAGGGACCAAATGGAATCGAAGCAAGCTGGCGATTCGTCTCACATGCCTTACGATATGGAGCAGGAGTTGCGGTCCATTTATCAAAGCTCAGAGCCAATGGAAGTGAAAACGGAAAAGGTCTTACAGCTTCTGGACCAATATCATTTGCGAAAATCTACTCAGTCTTAAATGAGACATTACGTCGTGGTGGACACTACAAAAATGGTGCTGTAGTGATACATATGGATCTTGATCATCCTGATATAATCGATTTCATAACAACACCACGATCAGAATTACAATGGGTAAAGAGGTGTGTAGATATAACCCCAGAATTATGGGATAATGCAAATCAATTAACCAAAGACGCTTTAATTTATGGAATTAAATCAGGTGATATTTGGTTAAATAAAATTAAATATCAAAATGACAAAAGAATCTATGGTAACGTGTGCCTTGAAGTTTACCTGCCCTCACGCGGAACTTGCTTGTTACAGCATATCAACCTCGGTGCGTGTGAAATCGCAGATCTCCAAAAGGCTTTCACTAACGGTATGTCCCAATTGTGCAATCTCCATGGCCGGACAGGTGTTGGAGAGTCTGGAGAGTACCTTAGGCCAGATACAGACAAGCAGGTCGGACTCGGAGTGCTTGGTTTGGCCAACTTCCTCCGCAGACATTCCATCTCTTACCGAGAATTAGCAGATGCTTTAGAAGATGGTAGCGTTAATAAAGATGCTAATCACTTTGTCGTAGAATTAAGACATGCTATAGATAACGCAGCATACGTTGCTAGAAAATTTAATATGGAAAGAGCTTTTGCTATAGCTCCTACTGCTTCTTGTTCTTATAGAAGTAAGGATTTAGACGGATATACCGCTTGTCCAGAAATAGCACCTCCAATATCACGTGTAGTCGATAGAGATAGTGGTACATTTGGAGTACAAAGATATGAATATGGCGAAGTTGAGATCGCCTCAGAAGTCGGTTGGGACGTATATAAACGTGTAGCAGACGGCATAATGAATATTTTCAACAATACGGGACTTCTTCACGGATACAGCTTTAACTCATGGAGTGATGTTGTAACCTATGACGAAACATTCATTGAAGAGTGGCTAGAAAGCCCCCAGACATCCCTTTACTATAGCTTACAAGTTATGGGTGATGTTCAGGACAAATCAAGTGCTTACGCTGCTTTAGATGAAACTGACGTTGATAGTTATTTGAAAGGGATTCTAAATGATGAAGTAAACAATGAACTTACCTGTGATTGTCAACAATGAGAAAACATCCTTATCAAAAACTATTAGATAGAAAAAGAACTTGGACACCCGTTATACCTGTTAAAGGCGAATTAAAATATGGATCAGAAGATGCTATCAAGCGTTGCCTCGCAATACGTCATATGGAGTTACCAGTGGGGGATTTTATCAAGGAAAGCCTTGAAAAAGATGTTCCCTATAACGCTAAGGAACTACTAGAATCTAATGTTAAAGATGAATTAAAACATGATTTAGCATTAGGATATATAACACATGCACATGGAGCAGATCCTGTTGCAGAAAAAGAAGCAAAATTATTAAGAGATGCTTGGATTAAACACCCTGATCATACAATTACCAAAGCTCTCGTGGCTGAAAGAGCAATCTTCTTCGTTCTTCTCCCTTTTTTTAGGTTTAATGGTGATGCTGCTTTACGTACAGTATCGGCAGATATCTCAAGAGACGAACAGATCCACGTTGGATGTAATTCTCTTGTATGTACAGAGTTGGGTCTATCTCCTTCTCCTTCTTTGGATAAACTTAGGAAGGCCACCATTAATTGGGTACTAGAACCATTAGGTATAAATACTGAAGATAAATATCTGGACAAAAAATTTTGGCTGGATGCTTCAGACCGATTAATGTATGAAGGTAAAGCTCCACAGCTTTTAGAAACTAAGGCTGCAAGAATGCCAGCATTTTTTGAACATAGCAATGCAAACCTCCCACAATATGCTTGAGCCATTAATTGGCCCAACACTACAATCCATATCTTTAGAAATGGATACAAACTTTCCACCTATTAACCCCCACCCTACAGAAGATTTATCAACAATTATGTATAAAGCAGGACAACGCTCTGTTGTAGAGTGGTACACTACTAGGATAGGAAATTCCAATGGCAACACCTAATTATAGATATACTCAACACGCTCAACACTCAATACCTTGGCAACATAGACCACAAAATCCTAGAGACTTTGTAACTGGTCAATTTTCAGCGCCTCGTGACGTTAGAAATGAAAGACGAAGAGGTTGGAGTGATCCTACACAATCTGGATACTGGGATCAATGGAGTGGATATAAATTACCAGATACAGAAGCTTTCAGGAACCCTTACACTACTTGGAGAGCTAGTAGACCTAGTGCAGGTACTAGAAGAGGTTATGTAGCTGCAGATAGAAATACAGGTAATTACGGTTTAGATAGAAGAAACAACATAGGATATGCATCAGCAATGGCTGATTGGGCAGTTAATAACCCAGCTAACATGGGATGGCAAACAGGAGTACATGCTACAACTGGAAGAGAAAGACACTTTTTTGACGGATCACCATATGTTGCTCAAAGACAAGGTACTTCTGGCAGTGTACAACCTCTTGTAGAAGTCATAGATTATGGAGCTTACCAAACATCTGACCCATGGATAGGTGCTTTAAGAGCTATCAGAGGAGAGGATGCTACATTCAGTAATCTGCAAGATATTTCTGATGCTTATGCACAGATGCAGGGTACTTATGAAGGTGACGTACCTGAAGAACCTACCGCACCCGAACCTGAACCTGAAACTGTCGATCCCGATGCTGAATTGAATGATCGTATAGACTCCATAAATGCGGAAAGAGAAAGAGAAAGAGCAGAATGGGAACGAAGATATCTTGATCAGCAAAATAGGAGTGCAGAACAACAGGCAGCATATGAAGCTGAATTGCGCAGAAATGCTATGATACAATCATTACAAGCTGCATATGCTGGAGCTACTGAAGGTGCTGGTAGAGCTAGAGGAGCACAACTTAGAGTACCTCAATTAGGAAACGAGCCTACATCCACTCGCTGGTATTTTGGCCGTGGACCTGGTAGCAGAATGGGCTCTTCAGGAGCTATAAGAAATCAAGCAGTTAACCTTGGAATAGCTAGATAACAATGAGTGCAAAAAATAGATACGATTATTTATCCAGTGACCGAACCCAGTTTCTATCAGAAGCAGAAGATGCTGCGAAATTAACTTTACCATACCTTATCCGTGGTCATGAAGAATACACGAAAGGTATGAAAAATTTACAGACTCCATGGCAAAGCGTTGGTGCAAAAGGTGTAGTAACATTAGCAAGTAAATTATCGCTAAGTTTAGTACCTCCACAAACCAGTTTCTTTAAGCTACAATTAGATGAGTCTCAATTAGGTGAAGAATTTCCTCCTGATATTAAATCAGAATTAGATTTATCCTTTGCAAAGATTGAACGCACCATTCTAGATGCCATAGCAGCATCAGATGATCGCGTAACCATTCACCAAGCACTACAGCATTTAGTAGTAGCTGGTAATGCCTTAATCTTTATGGATAAATCTGGTCTGAAATTATTTCCTCTCAATCGCTATGTAATAGAACGAGACGGGACAGGTCAAGTGATTGAAATAATAACAAAAGAACGTATCAATAAAAAATTAATTGAAAAACTTCTACCACCAGATGAAATAGAAAAACCTTTATCATCAACAGATGAACCTAGTGAAAAAGACATTGATGTCTATACACATGTAACTAGGGATAATAATAGATTTGTTTGGCATCAAGAAGTTTATGATAAAATACTACCTGGATCACAGAGTAAAGCACCTGTAGATGCTACACCGTGGCTCCCACTTAGATTCAATACGGTTGATGGGGAACCATATGGTCGAGGTAGAGTAGGACAATTCATAGGTGATTTAAAGTCACTTGAAGCACTGTCACAAGCACTTGTAGAAGGCTCTGCAGCAGCTGCTAAAGTGGTATTCGTTATATCACCTTCATCTACTACTAAACCACAAACGCTAGCTTCAGCGGGTAATGGAGCAATAGTACAAGGTCGTCCTGATGATATTGGAGTTGTGCAGGTTGGAAAAACTGCAGATTTCCAAACAGCTTATCAGTTAATGGCAACCCTTGAAAAAAGATTAAATGAAGCCTTCTTAATACTGAATGTAAGACAGTCTGAACGTACTACTGCTGAAGAAGTACGTATGACTCAAATGGAACTAGAACAACAACTAGGAGGATTATTTGGACTACTTACTGTAGAATTCTTAGTACCATACTTAAATAGAAAACTCAATGTATTTCAAAAGACTGGTGAAATCCCCCGAATTCCAAAAGGTATGGTTAAGCCTATTATTGTCGCTGGTATTAATGCATTGGGTCGTGGACAAGACGTCCAAAGTCTTGGTCAATTCTTACAGACTATATCACAGACGATGGGTCCAGATGCCATACAACGCTACATTAATCCTGAAGAAGTCGTTAAACGTTTAGCTGCTGCTCAAGGTATTGATGTATTAAATCTAGTTAAGAGTTTACAAGAAGTTCAACAACAAGATAACATGGCTCAACAACAAGCTATGCAAATGGAAGAAATGAAGCAAGGTGCTGCTGCACTAAAAGCTCCACTTCTTGATCCTTCTAAAAACCCTGAACTACAAGCAGCTTTAACTGAAGAAGGACAAGCACCAACACCACCTATGTTATAATAAATGTCAGAAACATTAACTTACGATCCTGGTACGGATACAGTTACCACAGAAGATAGTCTTACACCTGAAGAGCAAGATTCTCTGAAGGTTGGAGAAGAGATGGACGCACAGCAAGAACAGTTACTTGCTGGTAAATATAAAAATGCTGAAGAATTAGAACAAGCTTATGTAGAACTTCAGAAAAAATTAGGTAATAATTCAGAAGAAAAAGAAGAAGCTGATGAAGTAGAAGAAGAAGCTGATACTGAAGATAATCAATCAGTAGATAAATCTATCCTTGATACCCTTTGGGATGAGGCTAGCAACGGCGAAAAGTTCACAGATGCTACTTTAGAACAGTTAGGTAAAATGAACGCTTCAGAGGTCGCTCAGATGCATTTGCAGTATAGAGCAGACCAAGCTAAGGTACAACCTCAAACTAGTTTTACAGAAGAAGATGTAACGAATTTACAAAATGTTGCTGGTGGTGAACGAGGTTATAATGATATGTTGCAATGGGCTAACAGTAATCTAAATGAACAAGAGATTAACATGTTCGATACTATTATGGAACGTGGTGATTCTTTATCAGCCTTCTTTGCTGTAAATTCATTAGCTACTAGATATAGAGATGCAGTAGGTTATGAGGGAAAAATGTTAACAGGAAGTGCACCCAAACAATCAAATTCTATTTTCCGTAGTCAAGCAGAAGTAGTAAGAGCTATGAGTGATCCTAGATATGAAGACGATTCTGCATATAGACAAGATATAGCGGATAAATTAGAACGTTCCAATATTAATTTTTAGTTATGCCAATAGTTGATGGTAAGAAATACCCTTATACAAAAAAGGGTAAAGCAGCTGCAGAAGCAGCTAAAAAAAGAAAGAAAAAGCCCAAGTTAACCATTAAACCAAAGTATTAGACATGAGTTTCTCTGATAAAATGCAGGAGAAGTACCCTTTTAAGGGTATTCTTTATAGCCCTGGCGGTGCCGCAGTAGGAGCAGGTCAAACAGTTTTTGAAGATCCTAACGGTAAACCAATTAATCGAAATAATCTTACTAAAAAACAGCAAAATGAGTTGAATATATTCAAAGAATTTAAAGCAAATGAACTCATAAGAAAGACACAGGGAAAAGCAAAAGATGAATTAGACAGAAAATTAAAAACACCTAAATCAAGAAAAACTAATAATAATAAATTAAAAATTAAAAA